CGTCTTCTACGCCTTCTTGCAAAAATTTAGTAATATCGCTTTTAAATTGATCTGGGTCTAAAAAGCCTTTTTCGCGTTTGGATTTTTTCACTGCCTCTTGTGCTTTTCTCATCGCCTCAGCCAACTCTGTGATGTCGTCACCCGCGATTTCTCCATCCGCAGCGACACTCCTTAGTACAGTACCCAAGTTGCTCATCGCGTTCGTAGCCACTTCACCCTCAATACCATATTTCGACATCTGTAACCTTAGGTCCTGCATCGAGGAGGAGGTCTCAAGGATTACGTCTCTTGCATCGATACTACCCTTAATTGCCGCAGACTCTTTATCCCTAGCCTCAGAAAGTTTGAGCAATTGGTCGATTTGTTTGGTTAAATCAACCTCGGTCTTTTTACCCTTAGCATCATTGACTAGCGCATCCATGGTTTTCGAAATACCATTTTGTACTTCTTCAAAATTTTTCCTGCCAGCCGTGAATGACGACATATTAATGGTATCTTGGAAGAGCATTATTTCTTTTCGAGCTTGCTTAAGCTTCTCTGCCATAAGTGCAGGGTCTATATCTTTTAAATCAAGATCTTGTCCTTTCTGATTTTTAAACAATGAGTCACTCAGCTCTGTCATGAATTTTTCAACTTTTTCCCGTTCTTTGTCGGGTAAAGATCTATTCGACCCACTAAAATCTTGGACAGCCTTCGCTATATTCTCCATATTAGCCGCACGACTTGGAGCAGCGATTGTCTCGACCTTGTCCCGAGCTCTTCCCGCTTGAACCGGGTTCAGTGGATTACCGTCCCCAAAGGGTGCGGACGTCTCACCCAAGGATATCATCTGTGCCTTAGTCTTTATCTCTTCAAGTGAGTCTTTAAGTTGTTTCATATCTGCGGCAGAAAGTACACCATCATCATCAGTAAGCCTCGTAAGTAGTTCGTTCATGTCATAAAAGCCATCAACAATCATTTGGTCACCTTCTTTTGTGCCTGCGAAACCCTTAAGATTTGACATCTCGCCAAACGCCTTGCTGATCATCGTCGTCATCGACCCTACATTTTCCCTGCTCTTCTCCATGCCCCCCTTATCCAGCTGGTTGAGCGCTGTAGTCAACTTACCTAGACTAGTTGTATTGTTCTGAAGTTCGGTTTTTAGCTGACCGATTTCTTTATTATATTGTGTGATCGCCTTCTCCTGCGAGGCCTTCGCCCTTTCCAGATTCGCAATACTCTTCTCGGCAGCTACTCTCTTTTTGGTGGCTTCATCCGCAGCGCGCTGCCAAGTTGATTCATTCGCCAACATAGCATCATACTCTCGAGTGTTCTCACGCTTGTTACTCGGAAAATCGGGCTTTCCCGCTCTGAAGGCCTCCTCGTACATTGGTGTACCGTATTTGTGGCCCGCCGGCAGTGCTTTGCCCTCCTCGGGTGTTCGCCCCCAGCGACCAGTGTCCTTGTCACCGATCCAAGTCCCTCCTCTGGCATTCTTTTCAAAAGCTTCGCGGGCTGCCCTTGTTGTTTCTTTATTTTTCAGTGAAGTTTCTTCGTTTTGTTTCAAAAGAGCCAACCCCTCAATAGTTTTAGTAAGGGCGGCACTGGTTCTGGCAAAGGCTTCTGCCGCGACGCCGCGGGCGTGCTCGCGCCCTTTTAAAGTTTGCGCGATTTTGTCCCCTTCGGCTCCCCCTCCAGCATATTGTTTTTGTAATCTTTGAAGTTCCTTTGACTGTTCACTCCCGGCTGAGAAAGCTGCCATTGGATTACCCAAACCCCTTCTCGCTGCCCAATTGGCTCTGGGTTGCCCGGGGATGCTACCGCCCCCACCAAAGCCCGGGCCGCGATCACCACCGACGCCGCCCTGCGCGCCAATGGGCAGCCCGGTGACAGGGTCAGTTCCCCCTCCCCCTTCTTTACCAGCATCCTGCCAATTTGCAATAAACACCTTTAAGTTGTTTTTGCCATCAAATGAGAATCTCTCGTTTTGAGAAAACAGATCTTTTATCTCTCTGTCAGGTTTAATTAAATTTTTAGCTTGAGTTCTTGAAATGTCTTCTAGTTTTTTGTTGCTGAAGATTTGCTCCGACGACCCACCGAGCATTTTATCTAAGAATAACCTATGATTCTTTTGAAGTTGCTGGGTTAAGGGTTCAACATAGGCATTAGCGGGGTTATTGCCACCGGGGTCGGTAAGGCTTCTGAGCATTTTAAGATTGGCTATCATGCCGCTCGTTTGTAAATCCCTGCCCGAATCCCCAAGCATATTTCCTTGTTTATAATTTAATTTGTTAGATTCCCAGTCTTTAAAAGCTTTGATGGGGGCTCCGGCAGCGCCCCCGATACCACCTGCAAAACTTATTTGCTGAGCTAATTTCAACTGAGCCGTAGCAGCTACTTTCATCGCTTTCGCGTAGTCCATCTCTGCCTTCTGCTTAGCCCTCATCACTGTAATTTCTCGAGATGTTGCGGAAGTGAGGTCCTCTAACGCTTCCCGATGCTTCTTCATATTAGCGACAACAACTCTATTCTCCGCACCACCGGCGGGGCCCTTTGCCATTTTAATGGCATCAGCGATAGCCTTGTCTGCCCCTGATAAATCTGCATTTCTTATTGCTTCAAAAAATGCTGGGCCAAACTTTTTATTTATTTGGTTCTGAAAGTCTTTACCCATGAAGCCGCCCTTCTGAGGAGTAAGCTTTTCAGTCCCCCTTACCTTACTAAGAAGATGTGTTTCGAGATCCGACATTAGAGCTTCTTGTTTTTTAACCTGAAGGTCATTTAGCTCGTTCGCATGTTTTATTCTGAGCCTGCGCTCTTCTGAAGCGGCGTTAAATTCTATTAGCGTTCGTTCTGAAGCTGTTTTAGAAAGATTATCTACTAGAGTCTTAGTTCCAAGGTCAAACATCTTAAGAGTCTGATCTTCGAAAAGTTTAGTTAGTGATTTTTTTAATGTTATTTGATTTTTAAGACCCTTAAGGTTGTTTTTGAATTTTTGAATTTCGTCATGAAGAAGACTAGTTTCCTTCGCAAATGCATCCTCTTCTTTAATCAAGCCCTCTTCCATAGTGGCCCGCCGCTTTAAAATTGGAAGTAATTTTCCATTGATGATCATGTGCAATCTCATGAAGTCATCTTCATCTAGATTAACTTTTTGATCCATTTCCTTGAGTGATTCGAGAAGATCCTTCTGCTCTGCTGAAAGACCGTCAAGGGAAGAGAGTTGTGCCACCACCTTCCTATTGTAGGCTTGCGCTTCATCTTGGGAGATATTATACTCATCTGAGAGACTCTTACCACTGTCCTTCAAATTAGTAAACTCCTTCAACATTTCTCTAGCCTTCTTCTGACCCACACCATCCAGCATACTTGCAAACCCCTGTGCCGCCTTAGCCATGTTTTCTGCAGAGGTATCCTTTGAATATAGCATACCTTGATTTTGAGCGAAGGCATCTAGTGCCGTTGCTGAAGCCCCTGCCCCTTGGGCCATTTGATTAAATCTCGATGCGGCACTTTTTATAGCTGCATTAAGCTCTCGAATATCTTCTACACTCGTATTAACATCTTGGATTTTTGAAATAACCTCGGCCTTGGTGTTTAACTTATCTTTGCCAACAGTAACACCACCACTCCTCTTCATTGTGTCGCCAATGCCGGCGAGATTCAGGCTTCTGATTATGTCATTCTTTGCAGCCGCGACCCCAGCCGCGTCCCCTTTACCAAGGGCTTTACCAAACGCAGAGGTTGCCTCACTGGCTTTGGACATGTGTTCATTAAGATTTTTAAAAGACTCGGCAGATTTTTTTGCAGCCTCTTGTACTCGTTTACGGGCAGCCGCTCCCTTTGCGTCATAAGCCCCCTGCATTAGCTTATTAACCCCGATTCCAACCGCCGCTACTGCGAGAGCAATTGCAACCGCTGGGTTAGCCGCTGCTGCGGCATACGCAGCGCGCCCGCCACGTGCAATTCCGCCGCCCATCCTAGCTCCCAGACCCTTCGTGCCACCCCCCTTATTAGCTTTAAAACGCATATCCGGCTTTCCGGACTTAGTAAGAGGCCCACTGAAGGCACTTTTTCCCATACTGACTTTCGCAGAGGCGATGACGCTTTTAGTCCATACAGCCAACCCTGCGATGCTGGCGCTAATCCCTGTACCAAGTTTACTAAGAGCGCCCAATATTCCCCCGTAGCTTTGGGTAGCCATTGCAATCATGGGATAATACATCGCAAAAGAGGCCGATAAATCCAGTACACTGCTACTAAATGTAGAGACACCCTCATTTGTCTCTTTTAGTCTATCACTCATGACGCTCAGTTGACTACCGACCATCATCATGCCCATTGACATGCCCATGCCCATATCATCGCCGCCACCTTGTTTTTTCTGTGCAAAGTTAGGAATATAACCATCCGCTTTTCCCTGTCTTTGGATGCTTTTCATGGTCGCACCGGAAGCTAGATGCATATTAATTGCATTACCTAGTGAACCCTCTTTGGTATTGTAAACCCCTGTACCGCCGTTCAAGCGATCATCATGACCCACGCGTACCTGATCTCTTCTTACTCCAGCGCGGTCTTCTCTATCTATAGCTGCTCCAAGCCCTCCAAGTGCGAAGTTTGGAATAAAACCTCCCGCCTTGGTTTTTTTGGACAGGAGCCCTGTATCGGCTCTTGCAGACGTATTGTTTGTCGGCCTAGAAATTAAGCTCTCAAACACAACCTTATTCCGACGAAGCCCGTCAACAACAACTTCCTTTGGCATACTGCCTACCATACCTTGAAGCTGTTTTAAGCTTCTAAATTTTTTCTCTGGCCCCACTTCAGGCATTGAGAGGATGCCAGATGTGACCATGTTCGGTCTCATTCTGTGTCGAAGCTGGGGAAACGCAACTTTACTCATCCCTTCGAAAGGTGACATGCGGCCTAATAATTCAGATTTTCTTTTCTCAGGTGACTGCGAAGGGAGACCGGCCCAAAGTTGATTGATTAACTGGCTTGAATATATTGGTTTGCCTGTCTCTTGGCTGACATTAGCTAACTCTTTAAATTGTTGAAATCCCCTTCCTTTTCGTTTTGACATGTTATATTGAATCTGAAGGGCCTCCTGCCCGGCAAGCCCTGAAGAACGCGAGTGCATCTTGCCCGATGTGTAATCCATCCTCCCACCCTCATCACCACCAATATACTTCATGCCCCCGCGCTCGCCATCATCCCAACGCCGCAAGCCCGGTGCTAGCTTGTTCTTATTGAGCGTCTTAGCTAGGTGAGCCCTCTGTTTCTCCGCCCAAGGGTTGGCTCTTGGGGCCATAAAATTAGGAACAAAACCGAGTGCCGAAATTGCCTTCTGCATTCTAGTCGCCGTACTCAGCTTTTGTTTTTGAGTCATTTTCCGCGCACCAGACGAACCGGGTCCAGCCTTCAGATTTTTTCCAAGCCCGGGTAACTCTGTCGCGAACCTCGCCCCCAGCCCCATATCATCAAGAAGACCCTCGGTATATGCCTTATTTATAAGACTTTGCTTGGCCTCACCCGTAGCTGACCTTTTTGCATCAGCCTTCTTTAATTGGGAACCGAATTTAAAAGTTTTTATAAATTTAGAGTTTGCTTTCTCCCCTCTCCCCTCTTCAAAATCAAACGGAGCCTTAAAGCTTCCGCCCGCCTCCGATAGCTCATCTAGCTGCCCGGGGGTATTGGTGGCAATCCTTGCTAGATTTTCAAATATGTCTCCCTCCGTACCGGGGGATAAAAAGGCATTTGATTTTTTAAGTGAATCTACTAGCCCTTTCTTGTCTTTAAGTCTGCCTTTATGGTTAAGTCCTGTATGCTTAAGAAACTGCTCAGTTAAACTTACCATTGGCCCTGCCATGTGATCTGAGATTTGTTGAGAAAACTTTTTCGAAGTTTCATCTCCTTTTTTTGGCATACTTTGAAGAGAGCTTATCTGCAAACCTGTAAATTTTATCGAATCATTTGATAAATCATTACTCTTCATTAGGTCCGAAAGTGCAGGTATTTTCTTAATCGGCAGTTGAGCGTGGTCTGACTTATTCGGCGTTCCATAATAAGATAAAAGACCTATTGCTCCCTGCGTATTATATGTATGTATATTTCGGGGATTTTTGGGCTCTCTGCCAGCCTTAGATTCTTTTATATTTTTTTGTGTACCATAACTATAACCCTGACCCGACGCCACATGACTAGGGTCGAGTTTTCCCTCATTTATTTTTCGAGTAATAGTGGATTGAGACATAGACCCTTTGCCCATTATGCCTGCCCCTAGCGATGTAAGTTTTAAGTTAGCAAAATTCGGAACAAATCCACCCGCAGAATTATAAGGGTCATACCCATGTACACCCTTAAATGAGTCTCTGTAATTATTGCCCGCAGAAGACGTTCGTGGTGGCATAATGCCCGGCTGTTGTAATCCCGGAAATTTCTTTATTTCTTCATTACCATTATAAGTAACTTTTCCTACCCCCGGAATGGTGGCTTCTTTTATTTTGCCCGCTTGGTAGCCGCCAGCTTTCGCGAGCCTTTTTTCTTGAACTTCTTGACTAAAGTTAGGAACAAATCCAGAAGCAGCGCCCATATTGAAGCTGGGAATAAAACCGCCTGCCTTGGGTTTTTTGCCCCCCGTTCTCTTTGCGCCCCCCTGCATTGCTAATACCGCTGGCGCAGCCTTTTGTGCAGCCAGCGTAAGTTTTTCCATTTCTGCTCTAGATTCTTTAATTTTCTGAGCCAACACACGAGCGACTGCCACCATCCCCTCTTCTGAAGCTGTGGCTTGATTAATAAGCGCGGGGCGTTGAGCTAAAATATTTTGAATTATATTTTGTGTACTTGCTAGTTTTTGGGAAGCAGTTTCCATTCCCATGAAACCCGCAGCAGCGTCTTTGACAAATACTGCTAACTTAGCTCCTATTTTGACAAGCACAAAACCAAGCAATGCTAGCCCCGGACCGCTTATGATTTTCCCCATGCCCTCATACACAGCGGTACCAACTGTTTCACCCAAACCAAAAAAGTTTTTAGGGCTTATCAAATCAGCAAAGCCATTTACCATTTTAAGAATTCTATCTAAAGCGGGTTTAACAGTAAGGGCACCTACCTCTGTTGCAAACTTGGTTAAATTAACCATCGTTTTATTTACCATACCTTCAGTGGTAGAAGTCAAAAGTCCCATGCGTTGAGTAGCTTCATTAGTAGTTTCATTGGCTACCATTAATGCTTTTTGATATTTTCCTGTCTCATTAGCTAGTTCAGGCAGAACAGCTTTTAAAACGTTTACCTGAAAAACACCCGCTAACATTTCAGAAGAGGTAGCTCTAAGTGATGGAGCTAGTGAACCATAAACTTTTGCATAGTTTTCTAAAACTTTCATAGCAGGAAGTAGCTCCCCGCTTGTTTTTCGTACAGCCACGCCAAGAGATTCTAGTTGACGCAGGGTTTCTGGTCTCTGAATCCTCGTAAAAATAGTTTTAAAGCTATTACCAATAACCGCACCACCCCGAGCAGTCTTTTCTTGAGCGGTGGTTACAATCGAAATCAATTCCTCGAAACTAACATTCGCACTATTAGCCGCAGCACCCGTCCTTTTGATAGCTTCTGCCAAATCACCAGAGCTAACAGCAAATTTAGCATCTACCTGAGCCATCTTATTAACAATCTGCGTTGAGTTACCAGCAGCTTTACCAAAGGTGTTTATGGCGGCGGTTAGTGATTCCGTTGCATTTTTAACATCCATACCACCTAATTTTGCAAGGGTCATGGCGGCGGTTGTTCTTTTTAGTGACTGTTCAACATTTAAACCCTGCCTAGCAAATTCTTCCGCAGATTCAGCAACCTCATAAAAACTATGCCCCGTGGCTTTGGCAGCCTTGAAAAGTCCATTTGAAAATCTTTCGAAATCTTTACCGGTGGCATTCAGAAGGACTTGAATATTTGTGAGTTGCTGCTCTACTTTGATAGTCGTCTTAACGAGCTCTGACATCGCTTTTTGAACAGCAAAAATAGCACCAGCCGAAGCACCGAATGCAATGACACGAGCGTTAGAAGCTTCTAGTGATTTATTGAACTCATTTGCCGCCCCAGTAATACGTCCAAGGGGCTGTGTAAAATTCTTGGCAACAATGGGGTTTTTATTGAAGGACTGAGTTTTATTGAAAAGGGCTTGAAGCTGCTGCTCCGCCTTCCGCATTTCTGAAGCGGGGACGTTGATTCCAATATCAATTGTTGCACTATTCCTAGCCATATAATCCTTTTACCGACTATAATTACACTAAAAAAAAGCTATTCGCCGTGTAATTTTATTAAGTCATCCATGTCCAAATGACCGCCCTTTTCAGCAGCAGCTTTGGCTAAGGATATGCCTCCATCCGGTGCACCAGATGTAAGACCCATGCGCTTCATGTCTTCCTGTGTGGCACCCACTACGGTAGTAGCCGAAGATTCGTCCATTTTTTGCTTTATTTTGTCACTGTTTTTACTGACATTGAATAAGTCAATTAGCTTATCTGGATCTGACATCGTTTCTGGGTCTGGGTCATGTTTAAGCTCAGAAAGTATATGTTTAAAGTATTTACCGAAACTAAAGAGTTCGTTTTGATTAAATGTTAATTCCACAACAGGTCTTCCATAAAAAATAAATGGATTGTCCTCACATAAATAAAAAGAATTAAGAAAAAATCCCGAAAGAGCAACCCTTTTAAGGTTGTGGTCAGAATACATCTCAGAAAGGACGTTGTAATTAGCAATTAATAAAAGGATATCTTTTTCATGAATTTCCTCGAAAACTTCTGCACTAAAAAGTGGCACCTTGCATTCTGCGTCTTTATAAGAGGTTGTATATATAAAAAATTCATTTACTTTTTTTGTAGCATAAGACTCTACCGTGTATCCGACTAACTCGAGTTTCTCTGAAGCGATCTCTGCATGTTCTTGTTGTACATCATTAATCTGCTTCTGAATAGAGTCCATATCAGCCTGCAATATGAATTTAGATTTTGTTATCTTTAAGGCTGATGCTTGTTGTAAGCACTCTTTTATTCGAGTATCTTTTTCAGAAGACCACAAACCTTCCTTTTCTAGATCTTTTAGTTTTTCCTCTTCAGTTGGAAGACCCTTACTTTTTGCATGATTTTCATATTCTTTTTTTCTTTCATCAATCTCCTCTGAAGAGAAGAGATCTATATGTTTTAGATAAAAGGTGCCAAATTTTTCTAAATAAGATTTATTATACCCACGGATTACATCCATGTATACTCCTCTTAATAGATGTGGTTCAATTTTTTTAGACATTACAAAAAAGGCCCCATTTTCATGGGGCCCGTGTGTTCTTTTTATAACCTATGCATTGTTATCAGAACTTTCTTGTGAATCTTCGGTTGACCCCGAGTCTTCCACGGGAGGCTCTTCCACGGGAGGCTCTTCCACGGGAGGCTCTTCCACGGGAGGCTCTTCTACGGGGGGCTCTTCTACGGGGACTTTCTTTTTTGCCTTTTTCTTTTTAGCAGTTTTCTTTTGAGGGGGATCTGCCTCTTCAGTAGATTCTTCTTTTTTATCTCCAGCTTGCGCGAGTGCTTCCATTGAGGCATCCTCCAGTCCTGAAGCTTCTAGTTCTCCCAAAAGCTTCTTAAACTCTTCTTCGGTTTGAGCATTACCCACGTACCAATAGCTTACATAATAAATCAACTTCCTAAGAAGCTCTTCATAAAAAGGATCATCCGACTCCTCCAAGGAGTCATAGGAGCTTAGTCTTTCCTCATGAATATCACCCGGAAAAACGTTTATAGGATTTTCTCCATTGTCATCTGTCAGATAAGCGAGATTTAACACCCACCATAAAATGGTTTTATTGCGTGCTCGATTTTCTGCAGTTTGTTCAAATAGAGATGCCTGAGCTAATTCAAAATCTTGAATTTTTCTTTTAAGAATACCACCCTCTTTCACAAAGGTAGCAAATTGACCCTTTTGCTCTTCGCTTCGGTTGTCAGACTTAACTGCTGAAAGCCTCTCTATTTCTCTTTGATTTTCAAATAACTCTAGATAAAGATCAGCGTATTCCTCTTTATCGTCATCACTCATCACTCCGCCATCATTAGAAAATCTTTTAGCTAAAAGAGCTCTTGTCAAAAGCCCAGCTTTAATGCCTTTGGAAAGAATTACGCCATAGTAAAGCTCCGCGTCATCAAACATGATTCGATTGGGTTTACGCAAGATAACGTGTTGCTCTACCTCAACTTCTACCTCTTTGCTGACAGTGACCTCGTTGCCTTCTGAGTCTTTGCTTTTTTCTTCTACTTTCGTAGTTGAACTTTTTTTCAGAACAAACTGATATAATCTTTTCATACCTTTTACCTTAGTTTAATATCAAAATTATCTAAATAATCTTCGATTTCCCGAGTAGCATCGTTACCGTGATCGAGCACTCTTTTTCGGAGTTTTTGATAAGTTTCCTCATCAATATTATAGTCTTTATCTTTTAAGTCTTCTAAAATAAATAAGAAGCTTTTATAAAGATTTTTAACTTTTCTATTGATCTGGAATTCAAGGAAGTCCTTTTCCCTATTACCTTTTTCCTCCATAACCCTTTACCTTCATATAGATTTACACGAAAGTATGTGTAAGAGAACAAAAAAAAGCACCCCAAAAGGGGTGCTTGTATTTATTAATATAAGTTTTTTAGTGAGCTAGACCACTAATGAATAGTCCGACAGTACTTTGCTTCGGTCCACCAACCTGAGCCGAGAAGGACAGGGAAACGGATTTGTTTGAACCAATGTCAGAAGTGTACTCTTGACTGTCAAGCTTACATTTCTTCAGTACGTAGCGAGCCATAACATTATCAGCGTTAGAGGTGCCCGGGGCATTGAGCTTGATGTCAAGATCATATGCGCTATCAGCATCAATAATGTCAGCCAAACTACCAGTCGTAATATCACCAAGGTTTGCATCTACCGAGCACGTCACGGTCACAGGGAAGGTAATTTCCCGCGCGAACGCGAAGCGTGAACCAAGCTTTTGCAGTGGGTCACGAGCAAGGTCGAAGGACAAGCTGTAGCTTTGAATCTTAGCGTCACTAAGACTTACACCGGTTAATTCGGTAATCGCAGTCGTTCCACCATTGGGATACCAACTTAACGTAATGTCGCCCGGACGAAGGGCACTTACACCAGATACGTTATTACTGGCTTCGCCAGAGGCCAACGCATACTTGGTAGCAGTGATCTTAGCGCCATCTGCGGGTGTAATTGCGGGAATAGCATTACCCGATACACCTTTGTCAAATTGCATATTCAGACCCTCAATACTTACCGAGGCTGTTGGGAAATCACCAACTGCGCCTTCAGTCGTATACGAGCTAATAAAGCCGTTACCAATACCAATTACACTGGTATTGCTAGTGGTGCTCGGGTCTAAAACATCCGAGTCACCTAAGGCGTCATTACCCTCTGGGACTGTTTTAATAAAGTAATTTCTTTCATCCGACTCTTTATTTAGAAATCCAGAGAGAGCAGCAAATACAGCTGTGCTTCCACTGGGCGTCATAGAGAAGCCGAGGATGTCTTCGTTCTCTAAAGATCCGAGGATATAAGAAGTGTCCAACGAAACCGTGGGAGACTCCAAAATAACCCGGTCAATAGCAGCTAGCTCGCCAAACTGATTAACGTCTTGGCGGGTGATGTTGAAACTGTAATTAGCAGTTTGTACTCTTTGAAGTTGTTTAACCTTGCTTCGCCCATCATTGGTCGTGGTTATGGAATTGACGCCCGTCCACACAGTTGTGGTTGTTTGCTCTAGGTGGAAACCTGTAGAGGGAGAAGGTCCAGCATAAACTGCTTCACTTTGATAAATAATTCTATTTCTTGGCATAGGTTTTTCCTTATATTATGTCAATAATTACATTTTTTTTGGTTATATGTGAAATTTATTTTTAACTTATCTTACTTTTTGTAGTTCAAAATCAACTAAGGCACTGTAGGTGTTGGGGTTCACATTATTAATCCCGGCAAAGGATGCCCCTCCGATCTTACTTACACGTATATTTTCAATAAAGCACGCATTATTTGTACTTTTTGCTGCTACGATATTAGTATAATTATAGCCATTTTTAGGGTCACTTTGATCTTGAAAATCGCCTAAATTATTAAAGGGCATTTCATTTTCCGCGAGAAGATCAATATATTTATCTTTTTGATCCCTAAACACAGAGCAAGCTCCATCTAACAAAAATTGTGAATCAGCCACAATAATTGCCCTTACATCCATATTGGTTTGCTGGGTTCCCCCTAGCTGAAATGGGTTATTTTGGCCGCCCATATTCTTAAGAAATATAGCTGGATAAGTCAATGAGTCTGGGGGAAGACCCGTGGCAGTTAAACCCATTTTATTTTTTAAGGTAAATTGAGTTTCAAAAAGTAGCTTCTCTTCAGTTTGATTGGTTAAATAAATATTATAATCTTTTACTGCATAATCACCGCTAACTGTTTTTGATGATAAAGCTCCACCGGCACCCGTAAAAAAGGACTGCCCTTTACTGTAATTAATTCCACTCAATAACCCTGACCCACGCAGGTTAAAATCCGCATCTGTACCAACAGTTCCTTTATCGGTTACGTACACACCACTCATAACCGTGGCCCCCGCGATAGAGCTATCAGCAACAAACTGCCTAAATGGAGATCCATGAATGTAATAATTTTGATAAATATTATTAACAGGAAAAAGCTCAGACCCAAAATTTGAATAGGCCTGACCAACACTTAATAAGGTGTGATCAGCCCACAAATAAAAGCTTGACATAGCCTGATTGTCAAATTGTCCTATCATCCTTTAATTCTTCTCCCCTGTAATCTTCGTATATAATGATTAATCATTTCAGACATATATTTAGATGGTTTATACATTGCACCGCTATGCACTGAGTTGCGAGACTGAATACCTTGTCCTGATCTGCCTTGCCCCATCTGTCGAGCTAGGTAATAACTTAACCCAGAGATTCCTCGCTCAATTGCCCTAACCCAGCTTCGTCCACCCTCCCAAGGCATTGGGGTAAAACCCTCGATTTGGTTCATATTAGGAACCTCTACCTTGAAGGCATAAGAACCACGACGGGTACCTTTTCTCTGAAGCCTTGTTCTTTTAGAAACATGTCCTGTAGATTTAAGATAACTTTTCACTTCTGACGTTGGATTTGAACTGTTATCAAATCCAATAAATCCAAATAAAGAGCCCTCTCCATAAGGTAATCCCAATAAATTTCTACTAATATTTTTTGTGTTAGAAGCCCCCGCATCAATTTCTTTGGTTATCGCGTGAGAGTCAAACTCTTTTACTAATTCATCCCTAGCGTTTTTAGCAGTCTCCTCTGCCTTATCATAAGCCTTATCCTTGATACTTTTAGCGTCAAGACCTCTAGAAACTTGTCTCTCAAAAGTCCCTTTGTTAATTTTTAATTTAAAAAATTTACCCATTAGTCTGTCTTCTCTAGGTAAAAAATATAATAGTACAAGCCAAGATAGTTTTGTACTTGTTCGCTAGAATACTTATTAAAAGTATTTCCATCAATTTTTATTGATTCAGTTTTGGTTCCATCCAGAATAAAGTCGCGGGCGCTTTGTTCAACTTTTATTTTTACTGACCCTTTGTTAATGATAACATTTCCGATATTGTCTCCAAGCTCTGGAGTCTGATCTGAATAATAACTCACGATAGCTGAATAAACCCCTGAAACTGGGATGTATGTAAATTCAATTGGGTTAGAGCTTTCACCGTAGCCCGCGTAATTGTTATTGGAGTACACATTACTTATGACTTTAATGGGTTCTTTGAATATCACGACGTCCCTCTTAAAGGTATCGAAATGATCCCCCAACGCCCCTGTGAGCGCCAGCTTGTCACTAGATGTTACTAGGCTGGCCATTATTAGATTTTATAACGATTTATGTAGCTTTCTAAACGGGTGTCCTCGTTCTCTGCAATGGTGTCATCACCGGCGACCTGTAAGGGTTCGCTCGCAGTAATTCGATAAGCGGTTATCAACCTAGTGAGTTCTTCCTGCTCTGCACTCCTAGCGGCTAACCATGTTTTACTTAATTCATTTTTATTGATTTTACGGACCCGAGCTCCATCTGAGGAAACTTCGATTACAGAGTCTGTTCCCGCAGCGCCAAGTGTCGAGCGGATTTTTAAATCATAAAAATGTATAAAATATAACTTCTTGAAAATTACTGCTTGATCAGCAGTTAGTCCGGTGCCGCTAAGTTCAAGAGTGACACCATCTATTTCTATACTTATATTGAGCAGGTTGTTAAGTTGTCCTAAATTTGTACGCAACCAAAAAGAAATGGTAGCAATTGACATATCTGTAGGATTTCCTAACTCTCGATAAATTTCATCTGAAATTGAAACAATTTTAGCCATAATTAAAAACGTATGCTTGGGTTAATATTGATATATCCCTTAACTGCTTCCACTCTACTTTTCTGAGTGGAACTGTCTATAACCTGAATGTCATAAACGCCCTGTGTCGCTGCTAGGCCCGTTATAAGGCTACCTGTGAGGCTAATATCCACAACGCCGTTAGCGTAGCCTGATACTACCCTCATGGGGTTTAAATCAAGAAGAACACCAGAAGCACCATAAGTTGATCGGGCTTGACCACTAACTAAATAGTTAGTTAAGTTAATGAAAGTACCGCCCGCACCAGTTAAATGAAACTGGTGGTAGAAATCCGTTCCCGCCGATAAATTTATGTCAAAAGAAGCAGCCATAATACATCTAGTATTACACCTACTTCTGTAACTTTATAAGATTTATCTTCCTTCCGCTAAAATATCTTTAGCTTTTTGAGAAAGCGGCTTTGAACGGGTTTTGATTTGCGGCATCCTATAGGTAGCCGTGTGCTTTGTGAATTCCCCTATGAGACGTTTATAAAGATTTTCTTTATTGTCTATAGGGATGATACCCATCTCAGCGGCGTGACGATGTAAATCAGTTTTATTTAAAGAATCTAAATAACCTTTATATTCGCCCGCATCTAATGTCCGGTATTTACTGAGACCTGTATCGCCCCACACTTGATCAAGAGTGGAAGGGATAACCTTTGGAGTTTCCTCTCGTTTGCCGTGGGTTTGCTCTAGATCTGTTACCTTTTTTACCCTCTTAGCCGTAGCCTTTTTAGTACTTTTTTTATTAGTTTTTTTAGCTGCCATAACCTTTTACCTCATTGAAGCTTACACATTTGCCTATTTCTTGTGAAGTTATATAATAAAAAAAACCCAGCCTTTCGGCTGGGCTTGTTTTAATTGTGAATATCGGTTTAGTTGTTATCAACAGTGACACCAACCACAGCGCGAGAATCGATACAAACACGACCCTCCTCGAGATAACCGTAGAAGCCAGTCTTTTCTTGACGGGCAACAAACTGATCATCAGGAATCGCAGTGAAGGTGCTTCCACCGCCGTCTTGACGAGCAATCGGACGAATGAAGGCCTCACGACCCATGTCAACTCCAACGAGAATTTCGTCAGTAGCTGCACTCCAGTTACCACTTGATCCAGCACCCGGAATAGTTACGCCAGAACCACTAACCATCTCGTCAAAGAGGGTGTTGTACTTCTTGCCAATTCCAAGTTCGAGAAGCTCATGCAACACGATACCAAAGATTTCTTGCATACCAGAGGCACGGAAGATTTCTTCACGAATGGTGTAGGGAAGAGCAACAGGACCAGCGCTAAGACTACCTGTAGTATTAACAGGGTTGTAAGCGAAGCCGCGTACATATCCCATAATCTCAGGACTCACGAATAGATCCGTCACGCCCTTGCTGTCCCAATCAGAGGGGGTACCGTTAGCAAAAGAGGTATTAATTCTTTTAGCGCGGGTCATCAAGGTAGATAGATCACCGGGTTTAAACGAGCTATTTGCATCAGCGCCAACAACATGTGTTAAACCGTTCGTGCTGGCCTCAGCCAACGCCTTAAGGATAACGGCCCAAGCATTGCGCTCTTGCTTAACAAGAACTTCTTGCGCCATTCTTTCAACAGCCTTGCTAACCACGTCCAAACGACCACGACGAGCGTAGCGTTTGAGGAAGCTAACTGCACTGTCCAAACGATAAGTGGCAATCTTCATTTCTGAGAGACCGCTTACCTGACTAGTGGGAAGACCACCGGCTACCGCTTGGGACCAAACACTGACGTAATCTACGCCCGCGTCATAAAAGAGGTCCAACGGAATGCTGGGGCTATCATCTTCATCATACAGACTATCATGATAAATCATGCCAGCTGTACCAGCTTGAGATAGTACCTTCTGAGCGACGGGTGCGATAAAAGCGGCGAACGCTTCAGCAGCCTGTGCTTGCTCCAGCGGGTTCTTGGAACCCAAAGCTTTGATAAGCTCTACCTGTTCTGGTGTTTCTTTTAATTTTAATTTCATTTTAAAATACTCCTATTTATTTAAAGGTTTACAGTTCGAGCTTGAGCATGATAAGACCATCGCTGGAATTACCACCTAATGCCATACCAACCTTTGTTGATTTTGCAATGTGAGCAGCACTCGTTGAGAGTTCTCCATCACCAGCAGCATAAACTGCAAGCCCGGGGGTAACAGCATCAGCCTTAAGGGTCGCTCCGCTATAAAGCACAATTCCGCGTGTAAGGACGGGGCAGGCTTGTCCGCTGATTACCCAGTCATTCTCCGCAGCTTTACGGGGATGATAGAGCAGCTTCTCGCCGTTCTCGTCAGTTTCACGCACATCATATAAAAGCATACCAAGTGGGATATCTTTCACGCCAGCTGAGCCTGAACCACAAGCAACAACTTGAGCCTGAGTCCGATATCGTTGGGACACTGTGTTTCCATACGCATTTCCTGCAGCACCAAACATTTCCACTGGATCGGCTGCACCGGCTTGGAAGCCAGTAGCAGTAGCGATTTTTACCATCAACCCTTTGGTTGCTGGAACCGCTCCGCTCCACGAAAATAAATTGATCACATCATGCGGATCATAATCATGTAATGGTTTTAATGTAGTAGCCATATTATTTTACTCCTATTCTTTTAATTATCTTAATTCAAATTGATCCAAATCGAAAGCACTTTTGTACTTTTCAAAAATGGTAGGTTCAGCAGCTTCCATGACATTGGGAATATCAGCCTCTTGAGGCTCAGAGTTCTCAATAGCCTCTTCGACTACATCTTTAGCAGAAGCTTCAACCGCCTCTTGCGACTCTTGAGCCGCGGCAGCTTCTTCTTCTGCTTTTTTCTGTTCCTCCATCGCCTCAACGATCTCGCGGCGCTTAGTTTTCATAAGCACGTTAAGTTTGTCTTGGTATGAAGAAAAGTCTTCGTCACCCATGTCTTTAATGTCAGCGGCGATAAGCTCGCGCTCTTCATCCTCAAGGACAAACTCCTCATCCATTAGAGACATGCGTTGTGTAAACTGCTCTTCCGATTCCTTGGCAGCCTTTTCGGCTTCCAATTTGTGGAGGACAGTTTGTACTCTATCGAGGGACTCACGTACTTCGGCGTGTTCCTTTTCCAAGGCTTCGTGCTTTTCATTGGCTTGTGTTAGCTCAGAGTCGAATCTCTTCTTTTCTGTGCTAAATTGTTCCGAAGCCGATTTAAGCTGCTCTTGAATAAAGTCACTTACGGCAGAAGCTTCAAGTACCTTGACGCTTTCTTCGGTAATATCTTCAAGTTTTGTAATTTTCATAGCTTTACTCGTATTGTTTTTTACATTATTATTTGGGGTTTGTGAAATACTTTCTTCACTAGTTTTAACTATTTTTTCTGTTTTTGGTGATTTGGTCTTATGAGTGCAAACCCCTTCGACTTCTGCCGCTGGAGCTTCCGTTAGACCAATGCCTAGCGGGATGACGTCATTGAACACCTGTCGATAGACCTTTCGGCCATCTTCCAGAGCCCCAGAGCCGCCAAGACCCTGTAAATTCTCACTTAATTCCTCAATTATCTCAGGGTTCTCGATGATTTGGGCGTCTTCAAGGTTTTTATTATTTCCTATTAGAACTGCAAGCTTGTATTCAGAGAATCCCAGTTCCCAGCTAGCAGAAATCTTATTGTAATTTTCATCTTCAGGATCGCTTGAATTTTCAATTAATTCTGCAAGATCCGTATTTACCACTTTCCAGATAACTCCACCCAAGGTGACATTAAATGGTCTTTTTATATCTTTTACCTGATCCTCTGTTAGGGGCTTGTCAGTTCCAAATTCACTAAATCCAGCTGTCAAAATCGTTCCGATTACACGACTACGATTATGTTCAATATTAATTGGTTTATTAATAAAGTTTTTATAAATTTCTAATGCTGTCCCTGTATTAATTACATCCCCATTTTTATTAACACGATTAGCCACGAAAGCATTGAAGGCCACAGGCAGTAAATCTACGTTAGATGCAGTATCAATCTCAGGGATAAAATCTCCGATATCCACCAAGCTAGCCATAGCTAGGTACTTGTCTTTCTCCTCCGAAACTAAAGGTTTGACTATCGAACTAAAACTTGTTTTATATTTAAATTCCTTCATAAAAAATTCCTTTCACTAAGCAGAGTATGGGGATTTAGCTTCGTAATAAACGATGGACATCGCGGCGTGACCGGGCGTGAAGCTAGAACACATAATCGGTGGGTTTAAGGTAATAGAGCCGACAGGAGCTTCCAAGACTGCCAGATCACCATCGTCCGCAAAAGTTAAAGTGCTTGCGGCGGAATGAGAATTGGTTACGGCGGTAACTAGAATCTTATAATCGGTGGCAGCCGAGACTTTAGCAACTCCATTATTTGATATTTTATTGGCGAAATATTGTGCGGGCATATTTTATTTTCCTTTTTTATTTACTCTCTTCTTGGTGACAGGCGCATTCGCAACCGACATCTGTGCCATCACAGCATTCACATACTTGGTTGTTACAATTACATTCTTTATTTTCACATCCACATTCCATAATTATTCTTTCTACCAGACAAAGCCAAGGGGTTTGTAGTCTTCTAAATACAATTCATCTATGTTTTCAAAATCATAATTTAATCCGTGTTCTTTTATATCCTCGGAAGCTTGTTCAAAGTCTCCATCTCTAGGGGTTAATGCGCCAGTTAAATCAAACTCCTCTTCTTTAGTTGGCAACTCTTTGGAAAGAACAATATCCATTTGAAAAGTTGGTGATTTTGCTTTGGGGGTAAGCGAAGCTTTCTCTGCATTAATTTTTGATTTGTTACTTTTTATTTCCAAAAACATATTCACTCGAGCCAACGCCCATTGTCCCCTCGTTTTACCTAGGGACTCAGAAGGTGAAAAAGCGTTTGCGCCTCCTCGGTAAACCGTTTTTAATTGGGACAAGGTGACTTTGTTAGAAGGGTATTTTTTATTGTGCCCTTTGAGTTTGCCCTTTAAGAGAAAAACAACCTTTGAAGAAAAAGCGATAGCTAGGTTGGTTTCACGAGTGGTCTCTGAAGGCTCAACCTCGGGAGAGACAGAGACAAAAGTAGCCGACGCATTCTTATCGGCTGTAGACTTTTTTTCAGGTGCTCCAAAGTCTTCAAAGCCGAAATTCTGATTATTTAAGTTTATATCTTTAGCCATTATGGATGCGCCGCCTTTTCAGTACTAAATACACAAAAAGGAAAGGGTTTAGAAAAAAAGAAACAAAAAAGCTCACATTTTTAATGTGAGCTGTGATCTTAGTAATTTAGATGTATATATCTAATTATTCTTTATCAACCTTTAGAGTAGGCAGTGGGACATTAATATCCACGAGCGGTACGGTGACCGTAAGGGCCTCCTTGCTAACCGTAGCCCCTAAAACGGACTTATGGTTAGCTGCTCCTCCGACTGTTACTGAGGGTAGTTTCTGTGAAATAGCACAACCCATTGTAAAAGTGGTCATAAGTGCTCCGACTGCAATCAACTTAATAGTTTTCATAGTTTAAAAAGAGCCATACTGTGACTCAGAACAAGAGTATAGGACAAATCTGAAAATAAGTCAAATCTTTTTTAGTTAGGTTTTATTAAAAAAATAATCTTCACTAAGGTTGAATCTCCCCAATAAGTAAGAATGTCAGAATCAACAGGGAAACACACCCAGTGGTAATAAATCGTATTTTTCTTTTTTATCAAAATAATAGATATATCGGTCTCTTTAAGTTGCTTAAAATTTTTAATCTTTTTAATTTGAAAGCCCCGAGACTCAAAATACCTAATAATTTCACTAGGCATTGTTATTTCCCTAGCTTTATAGGTAAAAACAGAAAGAAGGCTCCTAGCCCAGTTTCCGTGGTCTAATATCTCCTTACTGATGCTCGAACTAAAAACATTTCCCCCAAGGGCGTCGTGGGCTTTTCGGATAGCTATGGGGCCGCAACTATAAACATGAAGGGGGTCAAAACCGTTGGCCCTTTTTTCGCGCGCGAACTTACTCTCACTAAGGTTATATAGTGTGCCGCAGCCAACAGAAAAAAACAAAAGATTAAAAATAAGAATGTTAATTACATTCTTCACTTTGGCATGAGGTCAATATATGATTTTAAAAGCACATACTGGTAAAGATTCAAGGCAACGCTTATTCCCAATAAAAAAGAAAAAGTCATTGCCCACAAGTTTTCCTTGGAAAAGAATGCACTTAAAAAATCAAGCTTTTTCTTATCTAGGTTCTCAATGGGATTTACACATGAACTCATCGTCTTTTTTTTGTTTCCTTCCGTATCTTTTATTAACCACCAATCTCCGTTTTTATCTTTATAAGCCCACTCTTTTTCTGAACTTATCCACCATTTTGTATTTTTATCTATGATTTTCACTCACGCATCACTCCTTGATGGATTCGGGGTCTCGTATCCGTTAAGCTTATTAAGCTCATCTACCAGTTGTTGAATAATTGCTCTATATCTAAAAATAATTTCACTAGCTCTTTCTATTAGCTGTTTTTGAGAAGCGTTAACTATTTCTGTGTTATAGACTCGTCGCTCTAATCCCTCAGTTTGTTTTTTATGGTATTCTCCTTGTGCAGCCATAGCCGCATCAGTGCTTTCTACTAGTTCTACTATTTTTTCAGTATACTGAATATCCCGGAGATTGATAAAAATACCTGTACAAGTTATAGATGTAACTAGAACTCCCGCAAAAAAGCTACTAAAAAACATTTTTTTTGCGCCATCTTTTATCTTAAGAAGAAAAGCTTTCATAGCTGTATATTAAATTACACTTATTTTAATAAAAAAAGAGGAGAAACCTTTCGGTTTCCCCCCTTAGTGGGTGATATCGCACTAGTTACATATATAAAGTACCAACGCTTTGTGGGTAATTAGTCTTCTTCTCTTGGTATACCTCCAGCATACCAACCTTCAGGTAGCTTCACTTTATTTTTAGAAAGAACCCATTCTCCGTTTTTTAGTACGTAAACACGAGCCTCAGAATCAGGGCCAATTCTTACTAGGTCTGACTGTGTATCCACGAAAACAACCCTAGTTGAACCACACCCAGCTAAAAAGAGTAAACTACTCAGAAGTATTATCATCTTCTTCATTTTTCTTTACTTTCTTTACTTTCTTTTCTTGTTCTTCTATTCTTTTTCGCCATCTGTCCTTTAGGGACTTGGGCATAGAATCTCCGTCACTTGCCTTTGTATCTTCTTTAACAAGTGCGGTTAACCAATCTAGCAGAGCCTTAATAAAGGCAACCCACATAAATTAGCTACCTTTCTTGGCAAGACCTCTTGAGATAGTATAACCCAGAGCGGCAGCAGCAGAGCAGACAAATCCAAAGATTTTATCAGCATTCGATGCACCTTCTGGGTCTACGACTCCCGCTCCCCATGCTAGAGAACACACAGTGACGGTAACCGTAACCCAAAACTCAGTCGTCTTCCAACCGGGTTTTACTTCATTTGTTTTTTTTGTAGTAGCCATAGCTTTTTTATTTCCTTATTATTCTAAATCGCCAAGTTTTTTCAATTCTTCTAATTTGGCATGAGGTTTTTGTATTCCCCCAATTGCCGTGTAGACTGTTAGATCGGGTTTGTCCCCGCTATAAATTCCACGATGGACAACGCTCCCCTTTGTTAGCATGCGGGAGAATTGATCAAAAGCCCTATCAAGATTCTGTTGTGGTAATGTCTCTAAAATTTGTTTTCCGCCAACGATAACTACACCAGCAGAGTTACCACTACTTAAATCAACACCACCAGAAAGCATGTTGTTTTTTAAATTATCTCTAACCACTTTGCTAATACTGGAGGGACCATCCCAGTCGCTAACGCCAGCGGCACCAAAAACAATTAACCCAGTATCTAACACCTGTTTATAGTCATTGGAATCAAAAGCAGAATAGCTGCTATTTTTAGCTGCGGTATGATTAAATAGGTGAAATAATCCCGCAATACTCATGTTAGCGGTTTCCCAGAAAGTCCCCACTGGTAACCCCGGATAAAGAGTATTGATTTTTTCGTTGTCTAGTATTATTAGAGGAGATACTATTCCGCGCTCAACCAGATCCCAAACCTTAACCAAGGTGGCATAAGCATTTGCATTAACCTTTTTTCCTTCGGAATGTTTTGGTAATGCAAGCACAACGCCTACTTTATCAGTGGGAGCCTTAATGGTCCGTTGCATTTCTTGGGCGGTCTCAACCAATGGACAAACAGTTCCTGCACCCGAGCCACCGCCAGCCCCAGCACAAACAAAAATTCTATCTACTGACTCCCCAAAAGAATCATACATGAAATCGAGAACATCTTCTCTATGATCAGTATATAGTCTTTCAGCAATATCGGGGTTTTTTCCAGCCCCTCCATTACCAATACAGAGTTTATTATCAAGATTAATTGTATTTAAATCCTGCTGAGCTGTGTTAAGAACGGCAATTTTTCTATAGCCTAATTTATGAAAAGATTCTGCAATTCTAGAGCCTCCCTGCCCCGCACCGATAAAAGCAAAGTTAAAAGCGACATTGCAATTATCCTTATTTTTATCTTCCTTTTCCGCCACCACTTTAGGCATCGGGATAGGAATTTCAGGCATAGAAATATCGACACTAGAATCTGTATTCATATAAGAATCTAGATCATCAACGGGGGGTTGATTATCTGGCGTGGGAGAATTTAGATTTTCAGTATTCATTAGTGATTACTAATTACACGGGCTTTTCTTCTTGAGTCTCCTCTTTTTCAGACTCCGCCTTATTTAAGGCTTCTAAGACCGTTTGAACTGACTGCTCCAGAACAAGATGTTCTTTGTGACTTAACTTCATTTCTCGTGCAATTCCAACCAGATTGTTGAAAGCCGTGTCGATAGTCATTTCGTTTTGATTTGTGGGATTTTCTTCACTCATAATTAATAACCATTATAGTATCATCTAAATAAAAAATCAAATTAATTAATAATGTCTTTTAAAACTAAATGGCTAGAAACCATAAGGACTAGCCATGTTTGACGGTTATTTACTTTATTAACCCTATGTATTGTTTTGGGAGAAAATTCAATAGCGTGGTACCGAGGTACATATGCCATAAAGTCTTCAAACTCAATAGCTCCATCACTTTCTAAAGCTATTGAAAAAAACTTCCCTATAATAGCCTTAGATTGTTGCCACATAAAATAGTCCATCCAATCTAAAAAATCTCCGCGCTGAAATCTAAGAATGTAATTAACAAGGAGGTGCGGAGTTAAATTCAGGTCATCTGTGAGAGTGTGTAATTCTTTTTTAAGTAGACTATTTTTAAAAACTGAACGAGTATTTATGTATTCGTATTCTGAAAGATTTTCCCTCTCCATAGAGTTCCCGGTCCGTCTACCAAAGCCAGAAGCTCTCTTAAATTTTTGTCCCTTTATATAAGATGAAAAATTATCTATTTCTTCTTTATGAGACGATAGATTATGGGTTTTAAATTGCATATAAAAAAGTAGCGCTATACCTCTTTGACTTTACAGGAGGAACCCAGTGAACTAAGTGAACACCGTCGAACCTGTAACCGTTGCCTTTTATATCGGGAAATGATTTGGTTTTTCCTTCCTTATCAGATTCTTCTACGCTTGTGCCATTATAATAACACTCAGGGTCACCAATTACAAGTTTATTTTCGCAATCATCTTGCAGGGGTACGATAATAGTGTGAATGGATCTCTGCATATCTTTGTGGGGCGGAATAAAATCCCCAACTTCATATCTATTAAGCTGGACTTCTTTCACCGGAAGTCCATTGAAAGTAATGTCTAGGTGTTCCTTAAAAATATCACTAAAGCAATCTCTAGAAAATTGACAAGAAAAATACTCTCCTAAATCTTTTTTTAATCCATAGTTCGGAAAAAAAGTTTTTCGTGACTTAAAAATGTCAGGATTATCTTCTGCAAAAGATACTAAAAAATCACAAGAGAAAGAAGATAAAAAATCCTTTTCTATTTTTATATCACTGAGTATTTCCCTTGTTAGGTCCACCGAGTCCTTTATTTACGAGCCAAACATTACCGGTTGAAACATCCGGAGCTTCGGCTATATCATGGTGGGGCATCTGTTGAGACTTAGGCCCCAGTTCCTCATGTAAGCCACCATCAAGCTCCCGCCCAAGTCTTGCCACCATTTCCTCTTTACTTTCATATTCAAAAGAAGGGTTATCCTTATAAGCCTCTTTAAAGTTTTTACCGGACCCACGCCGACCCTTTACATAATCTAAAATAGATTTAAAATCATCAACCTCTTCTCCCGAAAGATTATTTTTTTCAATTAATTTTTCTACCACGTCAAAGAGAACGTTCACTTGATTATGCCAATCATGTACATCCCTAATTGAATAACCTGTTTGGGTATCTATTTCTTCCTCACTAATTCGAACAGGGGCATTAATAACTTCCACCAAGGCCCCATTATCAAAGTCTCCACGCCACTCATGAATGGTTGGGTCAAATTTAAGTCTTTTAAATTTATAATGAGTTGAGTCGTGCTCTGTGGAACCAACGTTCCCGACGGCTCGCCCCATGTATGCCCCTGATGCTTTATTAAAAATAAGCAAAAAATCAGTAGCGCCGGAGCCCTCCATTAACTCATGAAGCTTGTCGCCCTGCTCATGAATGTGACTATTTAATTGGACATTGATTGTATCGCTCATAATATTTTTTATTCTATTAACTTATCAACCTGCCGTGAAGTGAAGCGTCCACGTTCCATTAACTACTTGATAAAAATCCCTTCGGTGAGCAGTCGCGCCACAAGTACCATTACCGCAACCGTAAGTATAATACCAATGATAATAAACAATTACCATACCATTTTGAATTCCGCCATAGCTAGCATTGACTATGCTTTGCGCTCTAGCGACGATGTTACTGCTCCCGTTACCAATGTTAACGGCGAGAGCCTTCATGCCTACTTGACCCACAGAGCTAAAGCTGGTTCCGTCTGCAAATACAAGAGCGTTACATCTTACGGTTCCGTTTACATCAAGCTTGTACGCGGGGCTATTGGTGCCAATGCCGACTCGGCCTTGTGAATTAACATATATTCTTTCATTACCACTAGTTCTTACCATCCAAGTATCATTCTGGAATCGCATGTATGTATCGGTGTCTCCGTTATGATAAATGTATTCATTTACAGCAACATCACCAGCAATCTCCAAGTCGAAAGATGGTGTCTCCGTCCCGATGCCGACGTTGCCGTTTTGGGCTACGGTGACTGCGGTTCCTAATGCTGAGTCTATTTTGTACTTATCACTATCATCTCCATCATTATAAATTTGCCATTTGAAAGCGTCGGCCTCATAAAGTCTGATTCCAGCATTGAGATTAGTTGCAGAATCTAAATCAAGATATGCAGAAGATGTGCTTTTTATATCAAGATTTCCGTGGGGATTGGTGGTCCCGATGCCGACGTAGCCAGTGTCATTATGAATGATCATATCAGCACTGGCTCTACCACCTGCCATGAGCTCTAAATTTTTACTAGAGTCGCAATTTATCCGAGCTCCTAACGATCCACCATCATATAAATCAACGCTACTTGCACCGCCACCTCCTGAGTCAATTCTGATCCTCGTACTTCCACCAGAGGATACTTCTAGAAGCTCACCCGGCGCATTCGTTCCGATACCGACTTTGCCACTCTCTTTGATTCTCATGACCTCACCCCCACTGTCAGCGGAGAAGTAAATATCAGCATCATTAGAACTGTCAACCGTTGCGTCAGTTTGAATTCGAAGCCCAGTATCGGACATACCAAAGTTAGCACTACCATATGATGGTGCAGTAACACGTATATAAGCACCTGTACCACCTGCGCTTTGAACATGAAGCAGCTGTGATGGCGCAGTCGTCCCGATGCCGACTTTGCCACCAGCAAGGACAGTAAGACGTGTTGTATATGTATCGCTACCCGCACTAGCACCAGAAGATTGAGTGCCACTAGATATCTCCAAAGCATCACTAACCGTTTCTTGAGCCGCTATTCTAAAGTTTGTATGAGAAGCACTACTTGTTCCAAAATATAAATCAGGACTTCCTGTTTCTATTAGTAGATTACCATTTACGTGTAGCTTAGTAGATGGTGAAGCCGTCCCGATGCCGACATTCGACATCATATAGACATTGTAGTCAAATCTTGCTGGGTTTATGTTTCTTAATGAAATTGATGCCATATAGACTCCTTACACTCAATATACCGGAAAAAGATCAAAAGACCTTGATTGTGATATAAAATTACCCGCGTCATCCACCAGCCATCCTGTCGCTGAAGTTGACGAACTAGGATCATATTTTAGGTACTGGTATTGGTTTTGTTTTACATTTCCACTAACCCAAAAATTTCTATGGGGATTATCAAAATCGATTTCAATTTCAAAATTTAAAGAGGTACTCTTATTCGCTCCAATGCTAGAGGTGTAATCTGCAGTAAGTAGTCGGGCCCCAGATATTTGGTAACTTAGCACTCTCTCCCTAACCCCTGCGGTGCCCGGAGCAACGTCGTCGGGGCCCGCATCCACAGGTAAATTAACTTTTCCATTACAATCAATTTTTAAATCATAATCAGAGTCTTTACGTAGAGATTGTAGGAAGTTGCCCGTAACATTACCGCTAGTAAGAAGACTCATGCTAACAGTTCCTTTCAGGGGTAGTTTGGTGGGTCTGTAAGTATACAGTTTATGACCAAGGTAAGCTGTGCCGGGATCTCGACTAACATCAAAAGATATCTCACAGCTTTGAACTGTATCAATTAGCCAGTTGATACCAGAGGGAGCCCTTTCAGTGATGGATAAACTTATATCCTTGGAGGAAAAAACATTAGAGGGATATTTATTCGCATCCCCGGCACCATCGACCTCCTTGAAGACTTTTGGGAAAAAAATCTGTTCGTCACGATCTACAGTTTGTCCATTTTTTGAATTCAGAGTGGGGAGCTTTAAACCGCTAGCCGTGTCATAAAAAATAGCATTATCTCCAATGTAGCTTACATCTACAGAGGCTATTTCTCCAACAGCAAATTTTACGCCATACTTGTTTAGGTAGCAATTTTGAAAAACTAAAGTATTATAATTAGGACTATTGGGATCAATAACCTCATCAATATTAATATGTCCACCGGAATCATTATCAATCGTCGGATACCCAGCCTCCTCAATGTCCTGAATTTGGTCTTCCCCTTCCTTGGTGGATATTAGGTAAACATTTCTAGCATCTGTTCCGCTCTCCATTAGCCCTGAAAAAAATGAAGTATGAGAAGTGGTAAGTTGATTATAGGTAGTTAGCCCCATGCGGGATTCATTATTAATACCATCTAACATGTAACTTAATGTTAACTGAACGGACGCGGGGGAGGTTTCTATTTTTTTAGTAAGCGGGGATACCTTTCCTAAGACGAGAGGTGAAGTCTTCGGGGCATCAAAGGTATAACTAAAGCTTTGAACCTGCTCTAGTCGCTGAAGACAACACAGAGATGCTCCAACCAAATCCCCGTCCCCCGTAAAGCCTGTAATATTAAAAGCCTTTATGGTATTGAGCGCAGGCCAAGCGGTGTTCGAATTACCAAGGGGAGAGCCTACGAATACATCTTGTACCGCATATGTTACCCTGTTCCTGTTGCCCATGACATTTTAGTCCTTAAACCTTACTTATGTATAAAATACTTGCTAAATACTCATCGACCTGATGACGTGCAGAAATTTCCCTAATTTTAGAAATTCTTTCGTCATTCGTATCAACGGGTTTTTTAACATATTTATCTATAGACTTTCTCCAATTTTGTGGTTCTTCATTTGCGATGATAACTCCCACGATGTCGTGTGCTATAGATTTTTGTCGTTTACTAAGTCTTTTGATTTTATGATACTTTCTCAAGGAGGCCTCTACGCCTTTAACCAAGCTATTTGCTGAAACCATATTGGTAGAAATCTTTTGTAAGCTGTACCCCTCCTTCTCAGCCTTGCTTTGCTCCCCCTCTCCAATTGGGCTAACCTTATTGGTTTCCTTCGGAACTCCTGTTCCCGGTGGACGCCCATTTTCTTGAGGCCCCTTCTGTGGTGAGGGTTGCCCACCCAGATTGGGATTATGTGGGTGCGCCCCGCCACCGACCAGAGGCTCGTAAAGACCTGATTCCTTAAGCTTTCTAAATCTCTTCTGAGATTCTTCAGATTCTTCCTGAGTCGGCAGCCTGCCAGAGTCGATAGCCGTCAAGCCCTCTTCCGCTGTCAAGATGCCAAGCTCAATGAGACGATTAATCACTCGAGACTTGGTCGCATCATCACTCAGGCAGATGTGTTCAAAATAAGGAGTAGGATAATTCTTGAACCCCATAGTTTGAGAAACTCGTTTTATTTCAGGGAGTAAAAATTCATTTATAAAAGATTCCCTTGCCTGTCTTAATCGAGCCATGAAGACATCAATTTTAATTGATTGATTAGCAAATTTTTCTCCACTTAACAAAATATTTTGAAGCCCACTTTGGATATCTCTATCTACTACTTCATATTTTTCGGGGCCAAGTAAATTGCCAATCTCTGGAATAACAAATTCAGCTTTGGTTGTGTAATCTGCAATTAGCACTCTTCCCACGGATTCATTTGTAAAAAGGGTTTGCATCGCTGCAAGATTTTTTTGATTTACACCGCCCTTGTCAGGCTCGGTTCCCATAGTAATAAGTAGGATAGCTTGTTGCATGGTTCTAGCAACAGCCATGTCCATTTTCTTCATTTCTGCTTTCCAGTTTATATCTTCCAATACAGGGTAACCCATTGGAACTGAGAAGGGTTCGTAGTCTTGCTTTTTATAAAAAACTGCATTAATCTTATCAGAGTCTAAAGGAACTAAAATTAAATTACTTTTTGTATTTTTAATTTGCTCTCTTACACTAGATGGTAAAGTCGAAAGAACTTCGGCATCTTCTTCAGTTCGTGGATTCCTCAGTCGTGCAAGTTCATAATCAGTAAGAATTTTATAGTAAAGTCCTTTTACAAAATTCAAACCGCCTTGAATTTGAATATCTGCAGGATTAAGAATTGTGTATCTTACGGGTAAGTGTTTTTCTGACCTAGAGGATCCAAAGGTTTTTGTTATCTTTTTTACATCGCTGTCTTTGAGAAGAGCGTCGAACCTATATACAAAAACATTTCCGGATCTATAATACTCTCTAAAGAATTTGTCCATTACAGACCACAATCCAATTTTTCCAAAAAGAGCCTCAAAAAATTCTCGAGACTTTTTGCTCCCTCCTCTATAATAAACATCAGAGGTAGAGAATTCCGTCATCATATCAATAGTGTTTCTAAATACAGCAAAGTTATAATAAGCCTTCTGACACAGGACAACAGTGTCCCGAATATTTAGGTTGGACTTATTGGAAACACCATACGTGTATTTAAAGGGAATTACTCCATCAGAAATATTTTTAAATCTATCTGTGCGATGGATATCGGCAGCAGCATTCCTACGGGTTGACGCTCGAGTCTCATTGGCTACAAGCGGGGAAGCAGAAGAAGCCACAATCTCTTTAATCCCCTTTTCAGGAGCTACTTTTGCAGAAGCAGCCTTTTTAACAGCCGACTTTGGCTTAGCTGTTACAGCTTTTGTAACTTTTGTTTCTTTTTGCCCTTTTTTCATAATTTTACACTCATTTTTACACTTTTCATATCATTATGGGAGCAAAAGTCTCCTCCGGACCTTCCTCCTTCGTTAGCATTATATCATAATAGCACTTTAAAGTCCACATGCCCAACATTAAAGTAGTATAGTTATCTCTTCGGGCCCTAGTAGAGGAGGTGTTTCTTTTTAAATGCTGGGGAAGGTCGAAAGTTTGAGTTCCCTTGGCCGTACTCTTCACCTCAATGAGAGCACACTGCTTTTTTGTTTGGTGTATTAAATTATCCTGCTCTTCGATAAGGTCTAACACGGTTTCACCTTTTTTAAATTTTAGCTCAATTTTTTGATTGGTCATCCTGTTAAAAGTCTCGTTACTGGCTGTCGCCTTAGATGCAAACCACAATCTTTTATGATCAATAGATGCCTGTAATTGCTCGTTGGCTTTTCGCAACCAGTTAGATGTAAATACCTGTTTAAAGCAAATTTTTCCATCTTGTTTATTATACTGTTTGCGAGAGCTCTTAATTTCTTTTTGATAATTAATTCCTTCTGCATCACTATTAAAATCAAAAAAATCTAGCTTCTTAGTAAAGGCCCCTGATTCATTACAGCTATCAATAAATTGAAACCCTGCATTATCAATACATATCATTTCAAAATCAAAAGCATTACATAAATAATTAAAATATACAATGTGATCTTTTAGATCCCCACCAGCAATCGCATAACCATGGACAAGGGTTCCTGTTTGTGTCTCATTGTCAAGTTCAATTACTGACATTGCAAAAAAGTCAGAACTGGGGCTATTAGAAAAACTAGGGTCAATTGCACAGATATACTTCGAGTCTGATTCGCCCACTATTTTTGTTGTGGGGTGTTCACCATCGGGGACAGTACACTCGTGCATTTTTTTTGCACTAAAATAAGAATCACTGCCGTCAGTAAATTGAGCACAATATTCCCGGCGAAAAGAGGCGTTGGAAGTTCCACCGCTTCTAGCCTCTTCAATAATAGTAGTATCTATCATCTCTTCTGGCAGAGCTTCATACCCTAATTGACCTATAAAATAAGAAGACTCTTTTTTTTCTTTACTGTAAATATTTTGCATCCACTCTTTGTAAGTTTTATATAAATTTTCAAAAGTATAAGAAGCTGACGATAGTGCTATCATTTTAGAATTGTTTTCAAAAACCATTCTATCTTTTTCTTTCATTACCCCCTCTTTTATAAGGCTGTCTTCGACCTCTCTGATCTCTAAGCGTTCCTTCATGTTTTGTGGTGCAACCAAAAAGGGCATTAGAACATTATTGATAATATCCTCCGGTAAAAGAAGGTACTCATCAAGCACTAGTATGTTTGCTCGGAATCCTCGAATTTTTTCACCGTTAAGTGGAATGGCCGTAATCGAGCCTCCATTAATTTGCCATTCAAATTGGTCATTTCGTTTTGCCTTAGAACCAAACGCTTGAGCAAGAAGTTCAGCCCCTTTAGATTCAACCATCTTCTCTAAGTTGTTAAAAATAAAACGAGCAGTACGAAAGGTTGGGCCTGCAACAAGAATTTTTGTTCCCGGTTCAAAGATGCACTGTAGAAAACAAAATACAGCAGCCAAAAAAGTTTTTCCACAACCGCGACCCAAAACAAGCATACTAAAATTATTATTTAGCATACCCTTTAACAGTACCTCTTGAAAGGGTGCAAGTTTGATTCCTGAAATAAGTTCCGTCGTAAGCCCTAGGTTAGCTCTTAAAAACTTAGCCAAAGTAATCTTGGACTCTTTATTTTCGAGCTCCCCTTTTAAGGCTCTGAACTGAGCATTAATATCAGTTAGCTTTTTTGTTTCTTGTGCGTACCACATTATAAAATTTTGTTATCATAACAATATTGCAGATCAACATGTCCATGATTTGAATCTCCTAAAAATATTTTCTCGATGACCCTAGAAGCATCATCCCTGTTATTAACAAATAAAAATTGAACATGGGGATAGGCTTGAATTAAATATCTTACATTATGAAAAACATATTCTGGAGTAGCTTTAATTTTTTTCGACACCTGTGGCAAATGATTAAAAGACCGGCATTTATTTATGTTTTCTTCTACCAAGATAATTAAACTTGTACTAGCTTCCCCCGCTCTTTCAATTTCATTTACGAATCTTTTAAAACCCCCGCTCAGAGTTCCAACAAAGTCGCTAACAGACTTTCTTTCTATATGACATGCCCCCGAGCAACCGGGGTGGCTAAATGCATAATCTCCAAATTTTAAATTCTTAACCTCAGTGTTCACACCAAACTTTAAAGGCTTTTGCTCTCTAGTATCTACATAAATTTTAAATTTCTGTTTAATAGATTTTTTATCTAATTCACGGCCATATTCTCCTTTGGGATTGCGGAATTTAGGAAGTAAGCCAATCTCCTCGCAAAGGTCATAGTAGTCTCCAAACAGCGCATTGTAGATTTGAATTGCTGGCATCATTAGTGTTCGAAGCTCAACTTGTGTTGGCGCAAATATTAAATTCTTTTTTTCTTTTCTTATTACGAGCAACTCCCTGCAGTAGCTCTTGGCTGTCTCCTTATCTTGATCTTTAAGCCAAAGCCTTAAATTAGTTCGTGAATTAAAATCATGTTCAAAGTAATAGTCTTTACTTTTGAACTTAATAATCTTGCCATCATGTTTGTCGTGTCGTGGGTAATGCGTTTGATAATATTCAGCCATTCTCATCTTGTGGGCTTTAAGGTGACCGTGAAGCTGTCGCTCTGTGTCAAATACCTTTTCGCAAGCAGCGCACTTCTGTTTTTTAGAATTCATAATTAAAGTATTCGATGTCATCTTTATATAATCTTTCTATAGTCTTTATGGAGTTAGTGTTATAAAATTTTGAATAATGAGGTTTCCCTTTTAATTTCTTTTCACTACTTAGTTTGACAGTCGGTTTGTTTATTTTTTTACAAAGAGAATTAAAATCTTTTTGCAGGCTCTCGTAGCGGCCTATGAAATTCATGTTTATATTTCCATCTAAATCCTTTAGCCAATCGACTTGATTTGCTACCCATCTTCCCTTGTCGCAGTTTTCTAACGTGTCTGGGTATAGTTTAACATCATGGCTGTTTTTTATGTTTTTTATAAATCTATTAAATTTACTTTTGAGTTTTAAATAGGACTCCGATCTACTATCTTTAACGATGTCCCTGTTAAACCAAAAAAACCAAGACACCATTCTATCCCAAGGGTTCCTGACAAAAGAAAACTTAAAAGAAGTATACCAATCCCCCTCCCCGTTCGCATGATGCTCTTTCATCGTCATATGCAACGTCTTAGAATTAAAAGCCCCCTCTATACTTGTACCTCCAGTTTTATTTATGTGAATAAAAGTTAATTGCATAGACGCTAACCATTTAGTACCTCGTCCTCACTTATACCGAGTATTCTAGCTTTAACCTCATCCATCGACGAAAGTTTTTCTACTTCACCTTTAATAACTTTTTTGCGTAGCTCAGCTAGCTTTATAAGTTTTTGTCTAGACTCCTCTTCTTTCCATAGCTGTACTAAATTAATAATACTGGCATTTTCTTTAATTTGGTTTTTAAGTCTATCTGATCTCTTTTCTTTTAAATCATTAAGCAATTTATTTTGGCGGGTTACAGATTGATGGTAATCAGTTTGAGCTTTACCAATAGCCTCAACCAGTGACATTGAAATCCTTCTCCCATCTGTATCTGCAGCTACGTCATCAAGTAGATGTTGGAGATGTTCTACTCGCCTCTGGATGTTCGAAGCAATTACTACCTCCGAGGCAAGAACGATATATTGATCTACCTCTTCCTGTGTTAAGTCAGATTTGTCATAAGTGTATCTTACAAAACTAGATTCAAATAAATCACGATCTATTTGACTTTCAAAATGATTTATATGATGTAGAAATCTATAAGTATGCAAATAACCTATTAAAGCCTCGACACCCCGACGCTGAAAGGCTGTGATCTTATCTTTGTTAATACCATTTAAAACATACTTGTTAATTCGACTGACTATTAAATTTAAAGTTCTAGGGGGCTTATACTCTTCCGAAGGTACCGGGTTAGAATCAGCGGGCGATACATTAGATTGTTGAATGTCATTTTCTTTTTTGAACTCGCTTACCAAGCGGGTTTCCTTATGTAGGTTCGTAAGAGTATTGTCTTCAAAAATCATACGAGCTATATCTTGGTCCGTCATAGCATGTCCATTGTTGACAATGAACTCTTCCATTTCACTGGTCAGGCTTACATCACTACGACCCACATATTCATGTGAGGCTTTCGCTTTAATATCCCTAGATACCAAAAAAGCTTTTAAACATTTACCATACTTACTTCTTCCGTCTTGTAGTTTTTCTTCTATGTCTGGAAAAGCAATTTGAACTAGCTCCTTTAAAGAGGGAGGCGTTTTTGGGCACCTATTCCATTCATTAATGATATCCTTTTGACGTTCGTCAGAAATAGTTAAATCTCCACTTTTGAAATCACTCATTAATAATCCACCTCCCCTTTATTTAAAACTTTTTTTACTTTTTCGATTATAGATTTTTTTATATTTTTAATTTGTTTGTAGCCGGGAATCCTGTTCTTTTCAGAAGTTCTATAACCCATTAGCCGTGCAACCTCTTCTTCGCTTTTATATTCTATGTAGAGATGTTTGTATACTTTCCACTCTATGGGTTTTAGTATCTCTTCCATTTTTATATGTAATTTTTTGGCAAATTTTTCTATATCAGTGTTATCGGAGTTTCTTGAAAATACTTCTTGGGGGTGATCTTCTAATGAGACAGGGAGCTTCGCGTCGTGTGCTGATTTTTTTGTTTTTTCCCAATGAGCATAAAGAGGGCATGTAGAATCTTGATCGGTGTAAATGGAGCAGGAGTTACTAGACTCAGCAGCAGCGCATCGTAAACATGGGCGCGCGTAATTGCCGTAGTTGTTTCTAATGAGGTTTTTTATTTGATTGGAGATTATCCTATTTATCCATGGGCCCAAGGGTTTGTCGGAATCATATAAATCCCATTTTTTATAAATATGAATCCTAAGAATTTGTGACACATCCTCAAAATCCATCCACGCCAGAACGGTTAAGTTCCACTTAGGTCTCCGCTTAATTATCTCTGTGTTGATTTGGTCAATTGAGTCTTCAAAAGAAGGCCCCTTTTTCTTTTTATTTTTTTTTGGTTTTTGTGATTTTTTCGGAGATTTTGTGGAATGGCCGCTCTGGCTATTTTTTGGGCGACCTCTAGGCATATATAAACCTTTAATAAAAAATAAAAATTAGACCTTTTTCGAAGGCGGCGTGGAACCGCCACGAGCGGTACTACCCTCCTGACGAAGCTGTCGTAAGACTTCCTCCTTAGGAATGTCATCGGATGGACGCGTGTAAACGTCTCCGGCTTTAGTGCCATTATCTTGAGAGGCAATTCCACAGATATCTCCAAACTTTACCCCTCGAGGCTTGGGAACCTCAAGATCAACATGGAGTCCCCCTAGACGATCAAAGTCAGAGGGTTCTCTTTCTTCCTCGGCGTACTGCTCATCGGGTACAGGAGCGGTATGTTCTACTTGGGCACCAGCAAATTTATATCCACAATTTACGCAGAAATTGGGCTTTTTTGCGGCATATTCAAGTCTATTTCCACAATCGGGGCAATAAATCTTCATAATCTATGTATATAATATACACTAAATAATAAAATTCAATTCTTTTTATTTAATAGTGTAATATACAGTAGAATGAGAAAAGGGGACAAAAGACCGGGCTTTACCTTTAAAAACTCAAAAGGAGTAGAGTATGAAGTCCTTTTCTATAAGCCCAATAAAAAGATATATGATGGAGCCGTTGGGCTCTGTTACGATCCCAACGAAGATTCCCCAAAGATATATATAGACCCATATCAAAGTGATCAGGGGGAGCTTAATACTGCCATCCACGAATTCGCCCATGCCTTCTTCTGGGAAAAGACCGAAAAAGAAATTAGAACCTTTGCTGACACCATGAGTAGGTTCCTATACAATGAATGTCATTGGAGAAAAAAGAGAGCCGCCAAAAAGAAAAAAAAGAAATGAAAATGACCGAAATTAATAATATAGACTTATTAATGGATCAAATGGACCAAGTAGGAAAATTAACCCTACCCTTATGTAAGCATCCTGATTCAAAAGTCGCTGAAGCTGCAGTTCATGTCAATAAAATAGCACACAAGTGCTTTTTAGCTCTAGAAGTGCAAAAAGAACTACTACCCCCCAAATAAAATAATTAAAACAACAATTATTCCGCCAATAAGCAAAATATTTAATCTTTCTTTATCTTTACTGTTCATTTTTATTTCCACGAAGATAAATCATCTATAATTGTATCGTCATACACAGCCCACTTAGCGAACTCCTCGTCGCCTACCCCGAGACGTCTGGAATGAATTATAGCAACGTTATCTATGAAATGAGCTATTGGATCAATTCCTACCCATCTAGGATGTAGAGGTTTAACAACTATACCAAGACGTCCAGCGTACTCCTTGAATGCTCGATTAAATGCAACTTGATCGTTTAGCGACGTCCAAGGACGATCTGAGAGTGATTCCCAGTCCTTCATGTTTACATCCTTATGAATTCTCGCATCCGGGTTCTTTTCCAGTTGTAGGTACGTTTCCTTAACCCGTTCAAAAAATAGATCTGTAACCCGATTCTTATTATACAAAAATGTAGCAGTACCACATATATGCCAGTAACCGTTCCATATACTATTCTTATAGTCACACTTGGGTGCAGGTGGTGAACGGAAATCATAATCCATACCAAATAACGGCTCAGGGTCTTCCAACACTTCGGTGTCAGCGTCTATGAAGATTGTAGACTCGTATGGTGTATGCTGCATATAGAACGTTTTATCTTTAGTATAGTCTTTTTCTGTATTGACAGATTCTACTTGCACTACGTTAATGTCATCTCGATCACAAGGAACGTTAGTGATTAACGTAACCGGTAGCTTTGACACCTTCTGTAGAGAGTCAATGCTGTGCAGGGCCATCTTCAGGTAGTCGCCACGGTTAAAGTACTTCGATTTAGTAGCTATATACAATGCACCACGATTCATTTTTATTTATCCCAAGTGTTTTAGTTTTCCAACAAGGAATTTAACTAGCTCAGAGCGCATAATATCTTCTTCAGTAAATTTAAAAGTATATACTCCATGCTCTAGGCTGTCTTGGTCTTCATGAAAAAGATCATACATTTTACTAAAACCACTTTTCCCCCCATGTAAATCAGTTTGCATAGGATCTGCCAGAACAAAGCACTTAGACCCTTCACCCAGACGGGTCAGGATGGTCGTAATTTCCTTTGTAGTGCAGTTTTGAGCTTCATCCATGATAATACACTTGTTCGTCCAGTTAACGCCTCTAGCGAAGTTTACGGGGAACATTGAAATACGCTCTTCTTTTTCCAAACGCTCTGTAGTTGTGTCTGGAAGTAGCTCATCAAGTTTTTCTAAAAGAGGAATTTTATAGTAAGCCAGTTTTTCATCTGCACTTCCCGGTAAAAAACCGATTCTTTGATCAGAAGATTCAACAGAAGACCTTAAATACACAAGATCAGAGATACATTTCATATTAAGCATCTGTAATGCACAATATACAGCGAGTAGGGTTTTACTTGTCCCTGCGGGACCATCAACAAATGTTATTTTTGTATTTCTATCTAAAGCGATACGAAAGAAATCCCTTTGTTTCTCAGTCCATTTGAACTGATTGATTTTTATTTGTCTTTTAATCGGATCGAAGGCTGTCATTTCTTCTGCGATCTCATCCGCTAACTCGATTCTCTCGCCTCTCTTGGAGGCCTTGTTTCTTTTAGCCATGTATATATAATTACACTTTAAATTAAAAAAGTGCCCGCCGATTTTTTGACCTTTACCCCCAAGCATATTTAAATGTATTTAAATATATTTGAAAAAGGGGGGGGTGCCTTTATTTATATGATAAGAGATGTATATTAGAAGACTTTTGGTTTCTCGGGGAGACTCAGGATACCCCCCACGCACCGGAAAGGCAACAAAAAAAGACCGTTTTTTTTCAAAAAGGGGGTGGGGCTATATTAAAATCGCCTTTAAATATCATTTTAAATACCATTTTAAACAATTACCTTAAACGATTACCTTAAATGATTTCACTAAAGAAATCAACGGATTAAATAGGGTTGTGATTTTCTAGGCCATACATACGGGCGACACTGCCATCTGGTCTGCGGTTATCGTCAAGGTCTATCTCCTCGGGTGGTGGCGCGAGTGGGTTACCACACGCAGTAAGGAAACGCTCCGCGTCAAAGCGTGGGTTGTCCTGCTCGAACTTAGCAACGGCAAGCAGTGCGAGTTTAGAGGCTGGCGCGCCTTGATTGGCTGCGTTAATAAGAGAGGCGATGAATTCGAAATGTTGTTTAGTCATAATATAATAAGTGTTAAGTTTAATAGTGTTAGTGTTAATCTCTGCATCGGATGTCATTGCCATCATTATCATCGTACCATCCGATAACGGCTGAGCCATCCGAATCACGCACAATCTCCTTGCCATAAGCGTACTCACGCGCTGGCTTGTGTGATGGTGCTTTAGCATCAGCGGTGAACGTGCGGTGGTCTTCTAAGAAGTCTTGCACTTCATCCTCGGATGCGTAAAACACATCTTCAAATGCTACCGTGTCACCGTAGCCATCACCAAAGGCATTCTCTAACCATACACCCTCACAGGCTAGGATGGTGAGAAGGCGGCAAGGCTCGCCTGTGTTTGCATTGATGTAAATTCTGCCACATTGCAGATCCGTTGCTTTTTTGTTTTGTTCTTTCATAATCATTTAACTGTGTTAAGTATATCACACGAGGTGAGACATCCGCTGTCCTACCTGTTAACTTTCCCAACTTTCTTTACTGTGCGGGTGAATGGCTCACTGCCATCGGAGAAGCTCCGACGCCAAGCCTTGCCGTCTACGATACGTCGAGCGTGTGCCTCGTCCATCGCTTGGATGAATATCGATCCACCATCGGTGAAGGTTACGTTGAAAATTCTCTCTGGTTTCTTAGGTGTGTTTATCATAATCTTTTTAGTTTCTTCTGTTGTGTCTCTCACTTTCAATACGAATAGTATACCTGAAAAAAACGAAAAAGTCAATCACTTTCTTTAAAAACTATTCACAAAATAAATGGCAATTGTGAATAACTTTTGCTTGACAGGGGGCCTCGGCGGGGGGACCCTCGCAGATAGTACGTGTACGTACTATCTCAGGCGGCCCGCCCCCGATTATATAATGCAAGCCTTTTAATAGTAAAAGGTTTACCAGTCCATCCCGATGCATACGCCAAACATACACACCATAATGATAAGTAAAGGATACAATTCCATACTAGGCTACCTCCTTATATACTGGGCTTGTGCGGTGTCCTTCGCCGTAGGAAGGGCACATCGCTGTGACTTTTTTGTTGCCTGTTTGGGCGAACAGCTTGCCAACCGTATAGTCAACCCAACCGCGAGAGGTTTGCTGCTCACCGATGTACTCAATCGCATCTTGCTGGGCTGCGTGGAAAGTCAGAGTACCGACCTTGGCGCGAGTGCTGAAGTGAGCGCAAACAGAATCAAATCCGCTGAACTTGTTTGTGTGGCGAAATCCCTTTGCGTGGATCTCGGTATAATAATGTTGTATGTCTCTCATAATCTTAATTAAATTCCTTCTGGTCTTCACTTACTAACTCACCCAGTTCACCCAGTCCATCTATGTTGCGTGGGTCATTGTCTACTAGCTTACGCATCACCCACTTAACGATACGCTGCTTGCGTTCGACTATTCTCTTGCTACTTACCTTTGCCCAATCGGCTGGCTCGTTAACGTCTACGCCTACAGTGATCACGCGCCCTACATTGAAATTCAATTTCTCAAGTGCCATCCGAATGAACCAAGCACTGTCATTGCCTCGTGCAGTGAGGATATCAACGTGCTTGCCTGAATCCCTGACCAGCTTGCCTAGTGGGGTGAGATCGCTTTCCTCTAGGTTAAGGATAGCGGCAGGATTAGTGAAATCAAATAAGCGTTTGGAGTCGCGCATCTCTTTGATGAGTGTGCCGTCTAGGTCAAATAATGGTTGTAAGGTTTCTTCTGTCATATCGTTTTTAATTATCATACGTATAGTATATCACACGAGGTGGGACATTTGCCGTCCTACCCTCTAACTTTCTTCATCCTCTACAGGGTGGAGGAAAGGGCCAAGGTGGGCGTTATCCCGTTGCCATTGGCGGTTGCCTTCCCGCACTTGCCGCACGGATTCGTTCCAGCGTTGCACACGGGCATCTGCCTTGCGTTGCTCTTCTTGTACTTCTTCTCTAGTTCTCATAAGTCTCTCACTTTCAATACGGTAAGTATATCACAAACATCCGCGAAAGTAAAGAACTTTCTTTAAAAACTATTAACAGGCTGTGAATAACTTTCTGACCTTTACGCTTGACAAGCAGGCCGGCGGGGGGACCCTCGCAGATAGTACGTGTACGTACTATCTCGGCGGGTGGGCCCCCGCCTATAAAAGTACAACTATTAAATACTAATTTCTTTATAATGTTTCTATGTAGATTCCTGCTACCAGTATAATCGCGAAGGATACGATACCGATAATAAGAACAAAATAAATATCTCTGTAGTCGTCTTTCATATCACTTTATACTTAAGTAAAAGGATCCAAACATAAATACAAAAACACTAATAATTAATAATAATTCCATTTAGGCAAATTCCCCCGTGCCGTGAACATACCAAACGGGATAAAGCTTCTCGTTGGCATATTGCGGAAAATGCATCTTAAAGTTTTGAAGCGCACCCGCCTTGTCAAATCCGCAAGTGTTGAATGTTTGCCCGTTGCGTAAGTTGATAGTAAATTTAAATCCTTTCATAATCTTAAAAAGTTAAAATGTCAATTGCCTCAATAAGTTGAAATCCAAAGTCTAAAATCACAGCAACAAATAAAATTGTCACAACGAACTTAATCATTGGCATAAACACTTCATCACGAAATGCTTGATTGAATGCTTCGTTTATGTCTTGCAATGTCCCGACTATGGGTAGTTTGTTTTTGTTTTTCATCATAATTCAATTGGTCTTGCGCCCGTGAGGATGCCTTTAATGGCGGGTTGCATATGCCCCACAACGTCCAGCCTTGCGAGAGCCTTGGCTTGTGGGGTTGGGTTGTTAGCTGCCCACTCATTCCACAATGGGGATGATGGGAGGGGTTTCGGTGCGCCTGTGGCGGTCAGTAGTTTTTTCATAATCTTTACGCCTCCGCCGTATCAAATGTGAATGTCTCGCCTTCGTCGCTTGAGTAAATCTCAAACAGTCGTTTAGTGATGGGGTTCCACACTTGCACAGTTTCAAGACCCGCGCCTTCACCATCAAATGTGTGCCAATTCATAATATGATATGTCCCCATTTTAATAGGATGTTTCACCCGCGCATCGGTGCTGCGCCTGTGCAGAGTCACCTTGCCTTGGTTCAAGTCGTTGGGGTTGGTATCTTCGTAGGTTGCTTCGTACTGTTTCATAATCGTTTTAATCTCTGCAACGAATATCGTTGCCATTTTCATCATCGTACCATCCGACAACAGCCGAACCATCAGAGTCCCGCACAACTTCTTTGCCGTGCCAAAACTCGCGAGGTGACCAAGGTTTTTCTACCTTCGCCGCAATCTCTTCAATGGAGGTTACAAATGCACCGTTTGGGAGGTTGTCCCGCTTGTCGGCGATTAAGGTTGCGAGTTCCAAATTTTCGGTTTGGATCTCATACTCTCCGAATTGACCATAGCGGTCTTCGGTTTCTACTCTGAATTTTTTCATTTTGTCTTTCATAATCTTGTTTCTCTCACTCTCAATACGTAAAGTATACCTGAAATTCTTTAAAAAGTCAAGCACTTTCTTTAACTTTTTCTGTGGGCAATACCCACAGCACCTTACCAAGGGCCAATGCCCGACCCATACCCACCGCAACGCGGCGAGCGTGTGCCTCATTCTGGGCGTTGATAAAAGTGGTTTCGCCGTAGGCCCAACTAACTTCGAATGTTTGTTCTTTTTTCATAATCTTTAATCTCTCACTTTCGATACGTAAAGTATACCTGAAAATTCTGGAAAAGTCAATCACTTTCTTTAAAAAGTATTAACAAAAAAGTTGCAAATGTTGATAAAAAAGACTTGACAAGCAGGCCGGCGGGGGGGGCCCGTGCAGATAGTACGTGTACGTACTATCTCGAGAGGTGGGCCCCCGCCTATAAAAAGGCAAGTATTAAATACTAGTTTTTTTCTAGTCGCTCCAAATATAATCGTCGGCGTTCCAACCTAGTATAATAATCGCGATAATAAATATAATAATCATTTTACCTTTCCATACTTTCTTCGTAGGTAAGCACTCGCGTGCCTTGGCTACCGATAATTTTCGAACGGTCAACGTAAACGTCAATCTCGTTTTCTGTTAGCTCTAACTCTTCACCGTCTTGATCGATCACGATCACGGTGTCAAATTCTGTGATTTCGTCAACTGTCATCAGTTGCATTCCTACGCGAACTTCGTCGCCTACTTTTACTTGTTGGTTTTCTATTGTCATAATCTTTAATCTTTAACTGCGTCTATTATAGCACGGGAGGTGAGACATCCGCTGTCCTACCTGTTAAATTCTTTTCTGTCGAAATTGTCTTGTAGCTCATCAGTCCAACCGCGCGGAAGCGTACACCTACCGCTTGCGTGTTCCAGCAATCGGAAACAGTTTTCAGCTTCGGCTAACGAGGCGCACTGCTTTGCTTCGGCAAGGTTCATCTCGACGGTGAACACAATTTTATTTAGTTTGTTTCTCATATCTGTTTCAATTATCATAAGTCTATTATAGCACGGGAGGTGAGACATCCGTAGTCCTACCTGCATCTTTCTTCATCTTTTTCTCTGTTCAATTGTTGCTCCTCCTCATCGGTGAAAAGCTTGCCTCTCTCAATGGACTGGATCTCCATGCCTTTCATGCCTTTGCCAAA